CCCGACTATCTTCTAGTCCCTCTGTTAAGTCTCTCACCAATTCTGGTGTAAACTTATCAATAGGCTCACCTGAAGGTGCAGTAATCCTATCTATATTATTAATGACTGTGGGCAGTACCCACTCTTCTTGTATTGCACTGCCCAAGCTAGTAAAGAACTTTGACTTTTGGCTATCAGCCAATAGCTGCTGCTTTAGAAACACAGACTCATCCATGTTTGTGACGAGAGGTAAAGCCTCTACGTCCGCAGGAGCAATGTTCAAGCCCTCAAGCAAGTTGTTTTCTAGCGTTGCCATTATTAGTCTCCAAGTACGTTGTCATATAGTCCAGTAAAGAACTTACCAAGTTTGTCTGCATATTTACCAAGTTTACCATATTCCATCTCTAATAGACTAGGTAACTCCTCACGTGGTATCTGCTTTACATCGTTTAATCTACGTATGCGTAAGTCTTTACTACCGATACCATAAGACGATACCTTAACTTTATCGCCGGTATTACCACCAATGTAATAAAGTTCACCATCTTTAGCTTCTACGACAATACCTACGTGACCAAAGGATGTTAGCTTCTTACCTTTTTGCTTAAAGTACTTAGCTTTATCTTCTTTGCTATGTACAGCAACCATGATATCACCAGCTTTAACATCTGAGATATCTACAGCTTCACCTATGTTTAGATAGGATTTAGCCCTAGTCTGGTCAAACCTGTCTTTACCACCTATAGCCTTTTGTACGTCAATACCAGAATCAGCAAGTACTTGGGCTAAGAAAGCAGCACACCACGCATTAGTAGTGGCTAACTCATAGGCAGATTTATCAGGTGCAAACTCACCACCTACAGCATTGTCAAAGAAACCCTTGACAGCTTGAGAACCGTTCTTACTACTTTCAGAAATACCCATGTATTTCATAGCAGCAGTTACAGGGTCAGGAGATGTAGCCACTGCTACAACACCCTCTGCGTCTGGCTCATCACCTACTTTCATAGGTGTTAGCGTAGCGGCTTGTGCTTCAGGAATTATAGAATTAAACATACCTTGTGCTGTTTCAGCAACATCTGCTACCATACCTTCAGCCATTCTCATAGCCCTGTCAGCCGTCTGTGTAGCCCACTTAGTAGCTGTTACAGCACCGTCCTCTGCTACATTGTATAGCATATTGAACTTAGCTTTAGCAAGTGCGGCAGCTTGTTCAGCAGAACCTTCTGCGTACTGTCCAGCTTCTTTAATAGCTTCCATAAACTTAGGCCACTCACGTGCAACGTTCTCTTTACCTAGTTGATATGCCATACTAATAGCTGATACCTGAGAGGATTGCGGCAGGTTTTTGAAACCTTCTACAGTTTCATCCCACCAGTTTTCTAGCTTAGATACCTTTAAGTCTAGTACAGATTTAGCCTCTTCTTCAGTGACGTTATTGATATCCTTGATTAGGGCTTTTTCATCTGCCTCAAGGCTTTCTATTTGAAAACCATAACCCACAGATTGTTTACCCATGTCATCGTATGGTGTAGCTTCAAAGCCCTCTTCAGCTATTAGTGTAGATGCGGCAGCACTGCTAATAGGATTAAGGGTATCTAAAACATCAGATATAGGCATACCTTCTATAGGTCTAGCTACTTCACCAGTACCACTTCCAAATAAATCTTTAGCTGCATCTAATATAGCATTAGTAGCCTGTTGTGGAAGCGATAAGTATGCTTCATCAGAATCAGTAGAGAATGTAATATCACCTGTTTCTTTATCAATGTTAAAGATTGGTGGGTTCTCTACAAACCATTGTCCAAGACTATCCAGTACACCGCCCAAATCAGATAGTACAGGTACACCTTCTACACCTTTACCACCTAGTAGGTACTGAGGAATAGTTAAGTCTTGTTGTAACTGACCTTCAATAGCAGCACCAGAAGTAGACATTGTATTAATGTCAGGTGTTATAGCTGTTGATACGTCATCAGGAGCAATTAGATTAGCTATGATATTATTTAGCTGCTGTCTATCAGATAACAAGGTAACCTTGTCCAACTTACCAGTAATAATACCAATGTCTGTTACCTGCCCATCTTGCTTTCTAAACGCACGAATAACTGCGTTCTTAGGATTAGTGGGGTCAGGTTGTACCTGCAACACAAAATCCTTTGCTCCAAACTTTTCAAGCATAAATCTTTTTACTTGTGGAGAGGAAGCTAGGGCTTGATTATACTCAGTCACAATACCTGCAACATCTAATGCTTTATCCATACCTGTGTTTAAATCTTTGAAAGCGTATGGAGTACCATCACTTGATGTAGGTATTTGATAATCTGCTTTAACGATGTTAGCAGCTTTCTGTATTAACTCTTCCTGTGTACCACGTTCACCTAATATAGACAAAGCTTCATAGGCTTTGATTACAGCGTTTTCAACATCCACAGTATTGTAGGTTTCAGATAAGTCAGTACCAAATACATCAGCAAAGATACCTGCTTGTAATTTGTCTGTAACCTCTGACCTTGCTTTAGCATCAATTCTGACTAGCCTGTCCTTAGCAAGACCCTGTATTTGCATAGCTGCGTTACCAAAGTCTTGTACTGTTAGTACACCTGTCTGCGTCATCATCTCTTCCTCGTACTGAGGAATTTCAATAGTACCTACATCGGCTTGGTCATAGACTTTAAATGCAAGTAAATCATAACGCAGTTTCTCGTCATCAGTTAAGTCCATCTTGATGCCAGAGTTCTTCATCATAAGATACATCTGCAAGCCCTGCTGGACTTTTTCAAATCCTTGAGGACTAGAAGGGTCTCCTGAAACAAGAAGAGTAGCACCATCATTCACAAAGTTCATAAACCTTGTTGGGGTTATCCCAGCATCCCTGAACATATCCAACTGTCCACCAAGACCTAGACCCTGTTCTTTTGCTAGTGCAAACAAAGCATCTTCTTTTTCTTTAGCAGTATACTTTACAGTTGTACCATCTTTTTTAGTGTACCCAGCATCAGTTAGTACACTACCTTTCCTTGTTAATCTAAACTGTTCAACAGCACTAACCAAACCAGAAGCTTTAGCATTAGCATTAAACTGTGTTACAGCCAATGCTGCTTGCTTAGTAGTGATATCATCCGATTGCTGTGTGTAACGTGACTTACCTAGTTGGTTTTTAGAGTAAGTAGGGTCTTGTAGATACTGAGTAAGTGCAGAGTTAGGATTAGAATCTTTTAACTTATGCGCCATATCCACAAGAAAATCGTTTACCTTGTTATCATTAACTGCAAAGTAATCGTTATTTACCTGATGAAAACCTGTAAATAAATCTTTAATCTCTTGTTTAGCTTCATCTGCTGTTAATAGTCCAGCAGAATACTGTGTATTAATATCTCGTACAGTGTCACCAAAACCTTCTAACAGAGTGTTCTGTGTGTGTACATACTTAGCAGGGCGAAAGGTCTCACCCATGAATGTCTCAAGACCTAGTTCAACATTCTGGTCAAAGATTTGAATGATGTCATTATCTACACCAGCTTGTGTTAAGGTATCAATGTATTCTTGTTTCTGTCCCCTGATACCAGCGTATACGACATCTTGGTCTTGTCCTAAATAGTTTTGTTCATTCTTAGTATAATCAAGCGCAAGGTCTCCTAGAAACTTCTTAGATTGAAGTTTTACCTGAAACTCTTTATTAGCCTGAATACCATCAGCTATTTCTTTTTCTTTTTTAAGTCTATCTACCTTACGCTGTTCTGCCTGTATTTCAATAGCAGGTGTTATAGCTGTAAGAAACTGCGATAGTTCACTAGGTTGTGTAGTTGTAGCGGCCTGTCTTACAAAGGTATCAACAGCACTAGCCGCTGGCCTGATATCAGCCTGAGTAGGGGCTTGAAACTGTCTTACTTGTGGTCTTTGTGCCATGTCTACCTCTTAAAAGTCTAAGTCTAACGCACCAAAATCACCCATCCAGCTACTACTATTATATCCAGTAGTTTTAGGAATGATATAATTAGGTTTTGTTTTTGCTATCGCTTGTCCAGTAAATAAGTTTTTACCTGTTATGTCAGCCTCTGCTGCATACGCACTAGCTGCTGTACCAATAGCATGAGCCATGATGTTAGGCTTCTGTCCTCTTGGCATACTGTTAATGCGGCTCTTCATCTGTGTGTTGACACCAATCTTTTCATCTTCAATCTGGTCTAACATCATTTCAAGATTACCTGATATAACATCTTTAGCACGTAGCTTACGAGCCTCTACGTTAGCCGCTTTTTGTTCCTCAGTTTGCCCTGCTAAACCTGATTCAGCCGATACCACTGCCCTTGATTCAGCCTCTTGCATAGCCTGTATCTGTAACTCAAAGTCTTTACCTGCCGCAGCTTCAGCTTCTTGTATGGCTCTTTTATTTAGTGACTGTACAGCAAAGTCTCTTGCTTGAGCAGCTTCTTGTCTGTTGCGCTGATATGCTCTTTCTTGTTCTCTGTACTGGTTGTTAGCTTCCATAAAGCCAACGATACCCTTACCTATAGTTAAGGCGGTATATGGGTCAACCATTGTCTATCCTCACAAATTCTAAAAAGGGTTTATTACCTACACCCCATGTTTCATGTCGTTTAATAAATGTGAAGCCGACAAAGCGTAGCCAATCAATAGCTACCTGATAGTCTGCATCAACAGCGTTAGTTAGTAGGGGGTACTTCTTGTTTATCTCTTTCACCCACTTACGTGAGCCACGTAGGAAGGGTACTGTAACCTTAGTTATAGGTGGGGCTGTAAGAAGCCATACAACTCCCTCATCACCCACACCATACATACCTGCAATCTCGTTGGTATCCTTTACAAGGAATGTCCAACATTCGTCAGAGTGGTCAAAGCCTAGCTGTAATGCTATCTCAGGGCTACCATGTGAGGCTGTAACCTCTGCTGCGTCTTCTGGTCTAAGGTTATCCTTTAACCAATCCACGTCAGCTTGGATACTCTGCCTCACATATACCTGCATTACATTCTCCTTGAACGTAGTACGTAGAAGCCTTCCCACTCTGCGCTTTGGAAAGCACAAGGTAGATGACTATCACTCTCTATTATTATATTGGTTTCCCCAGCGTGTCCAACCACACCAAATCTATATGTACCGCTATCAATAGCAGCCTTATTAAGTATGTTAGCTGCACCACCTACAATACGACCTGTAAAGGTACGTGTATAAGTATTACGCTTTAGTGGTTCAATCTTTACTGTGAAGAAACCTGTTTTATCGTACACCACTGCGTAGTTACGTATATGTAGTACAGCAGTAGTAATCGGTTTGTTATCTTGTTTCAGTACAGGCTCAGAGAACTGGTACTTAAATGTAAAAGGAATACCAGCAAACACCACCTCACCAGTAGATAGCTTACCTGCTACAGATGATAGAGGTATGATACCACCATCCTCTGCTATGTATATGGTACTGCTATCTGTATAGGGTACAGTAGTCAAGCCTGAGGTCTCAAGTCTTACACGTCTATCTAAGTGAATAGAAAATGCACCGTCTGTATATTCAGTAGCTTCGTCCACTGATAGATTTATACGCTCTAGGAATAGGTTAGTACCTCGTTTAATAAGCATATAGATATCTGCTCTATTAAATGATACACCTATGACATCCCCATCAAATACCCAACGTGACCACGAAGCCTGTAGCTTCTCTCTGCCCTGCCAGTAGTATCTGTACACATAGAAAGCCTGTGCATCATTACTAGACTGTACGATTAACATATCCTCATTAGAGGATGCTTCTATGTTAGTTATCTCACCATCAATGTACTCAGGTACGTGCGAGGTAATCTCACTAGCATCGTTAGTATCTGTATCGCTATCTACAAAGTACTCCCACATACCTGACCAAGCACCACGCTTTGAGGCGAAGTACACATACTTACCAGACTGTGCTGGTTTAGCACGTAGGGATGCCTCAAACTCTGTGGTATTAGCCACGTTCACTGTCTCAGGGGTAAGTACAGGGTCACCTGTAAGCTTGAACTGTGTAAGGTCTGAGAAGAGCAGCAATGCCTCGTTAAATGGTACAGCGTGTTTAAGTATGCTAACCTTGTTTGAGGATACCGCAACATCAATAGGGTCACTATCTACAATAGTTAGTGCTGACTTGCGGAAGAAGTCAAAGTCTACGAACTCACCAGCCCTAGAGAAGATAACATTCTCATCAGCTAGTAGTCCCAGCCTGTTACGATGGAAGAAGATATCAGCTAACTTGAAGCCTACGAAGGAAGGGAAGGGGTTAGTGGTATCACTACCCACACGTCTGTCCTCATAGGATTGTACGTCAAATGTAAAGTTAGCACTAACATCCTTTACTAGCTTATGTGGCATAGTACTAGCGTCTAGGTCAATAACGATGTTTGGTTCTACAGTCTCTTTCCACACACCATTGTCAAACTTAACGTAGTAATCATCCTGTGCTTTCTGATTGTCACCAGCTACCTCAATAACAAAGTCATTGGGTGCTTCAACAGGTAACTTCTTAAAGTCAGGGGTAGTGTCCTTGAACACAAGCAGGTGGTCTCCACCATGAGAGTCACCTACAGTTACTTGGAAGTCTGTGGTATCAGTAGATTGAATATGTAGTACTGAGCCGTAGCGTGTAATAGTAAGACCAGTTACAGCAGAAGCGTTAGTAATGTTATCATAGTACGTAGTGCTTACGCCTGTGGCTGAGAACGTGTCTAGGTTCTCTGCAATGATATCAGTAGACGCACCACGTTCAGCGTCCTGTGTCAAGCTTGTACTACTCTGTGTAGAGGATTTAGTAGCAAACTCTACTGTACTAGTACTAGCACCCTTAGTTAAAGTTAGCCTGTACGTAGAAGAATAGTCAGCCTGTTTAACAAACACCAAAGCTTCTGGGTTACGTGCAGGGGATGTTGTACTACCTTGAGCAACTGTTACATTCTTATTAACAATAAAGGTATTATCTGCAATAGATACAGCAGCAAGTTCTTGGCTAGGGTCAGTCAATCCAGTAAGGTACGAGGCAGCATTGTTAGTGATAGTACGTGATGTACCATCCTTATCAAATACACGTATCGTACCAGCAGTGTCAATCACTAGCGAGTAAAACTCGTTCTCATCTCTGCGAATAGTATGAATAAAAGCTTTGTCTAAGTTTGATATAGTTCCTAAGTCAGCCACGTGCTGAGTACTAGGACGCTTTGACAAGCCTGATACCACACTAGACAAACCATTCTCTTGTAGTTCAGCCTGTGTATTAAGGCGAAGAGATGGTGGCTGCTGAGATACCCCATTGATTAGGTTGGGGATAGATTGACTGATGAGTGCCATTAGAAAGTTCTCCTACCCTGCCTATCTATTATACTAAAGGTATCATAGTTATCAAATATGTTATGGTCATCCGCAGCTTTGTCAAACTCTTTCAGTTCAAACAGCGCACGTTCTTCATCTCTAATCTGGAAATCATGTAGAGTATTAGACCCTACAATACGGTCTTGGAATATTCTGGTTGCCCTGAGTGTGATGTATCTCTTACATACCTCAGGCAAATCATCAAAGTCTAATTGAACTACTACATCTAACTTGGTGTTAGCACCTATGTTAAACGTGTGGTTCTTTCTGTCATACATCTTCAAGCCACGCTGAACTAAGTCAGGGCTGTTTGCCTCTAGTGTAGCATCTGCACGTAGGATATCTGTGCCTAGCAATATCTCACCACTAGGGTTCTGAGCGTATGATTTATTTAATTCTGTGTTAAAGTGCCAGCCCATTGACTGCACTTCTCTGTCTACAGTGTTAAGTATAGTCTCTGCTATTTCGGCCTCAACCAAACCAGAGGAAAGGCTGTTGACAGGTGCTTCACCTATCGCAGAGAGCATAGTATTTACTGCGTCTAGTTGGGTTGTTGTTGCCATCTTATCACCACTTTACTTTGTTAGCCCAGTACGCTGCACTACTCTCACCCTTTGCTATATTCTTACGATGTCTAGCCTTGAATGATTTACGTTGTTTAGCATTTTGGTTAGTCTTAGCACCCTGTTCACCAAACCTAATTAGTCTTGGGTCATCTCTTGAGCCTACTAGGACAGCATGAGACTTGGTAGGATGACTAGGCGTTCTCTTAGGTATCTTCATACCTTTGAATGTCTCACCTGCGTGTTCTATTCCCATGTCTTACTCCAAACAAAAAAGGAGAGAGGCACTAGTAACCTCTCCCCTCTATTAATTAGGCTTCAGACAGACCGATACAGGCTGCTGGACGCAGGACGTTGTGTCCCATTGCGTACTTTGCAACCATCAGTGTGCCTTGACGATTAATCTGGTACTCAGATTCCATGCCCAAGTCAAGAAGCTTGACAGTAGCAACAGCGTCTTGTGTGAACACAAAGCCCTTGAACTTAGAGGCTTCAGCCACCATGTCACGCCCATCTACAGCAGCAGTAGGCAAGTCATAGTGAGTTGTGCGACCTGAACCAGCAGTGTTTGCCAGTGGAGCATTGTCGGAAGTCTTACCTTCGTCAGCATCGCCAGTAGTGAAGTTCACATACAGGTTAGATACGTTAGCGTGGTTAGACATAATGATAGGCATACCAGCGATTGAAGGAGCAACGCCAGAAGCGATTGAACCAGCACCACC